ACGAGATCATTGCGTACCGTTCGACGCAATCATCTAATGGCCTCCTTCACTGCTGTAGACCTGTCCAAACTTGAAGCACCAGCTCTGATCGAAGAGTTGGACTTTGAGACGATCTTCGCCGAAGCGCTGGCCCAGTTCCGGCGCCTAATGCCGGAATTCTCCGCGCTCACCGAAGCGGATCCGGTCTACAAGCTCCTGCAGCTGTTTGCGGCCCGCGAGCTGCTGATCCGCCAGCGCGCCAACGACAAGGCCCAGCAGACCATGCTGGCCTTCGCCACCGGCACCAACCTCGATCACCTGGGCGCATTGTTTGGCGTCGCGCGCCTGGTGCTCGATCCGGGGCAGCCGGAGAACGGCATTGCACCGACCCGTGAGTCGGACGTGGACTTCCGCCGCCGCATCCAGCTGGCGCCGGAGGGCTTCAGCGTGGCAGGCCCGGAGGGCGCGTACATCTATCACGCGCTCAGCGCGTCAGCCGATGTCATGGACGCCAGTGCCACCAGCCCCGCACCTGGGCAAGTGCTGGTCACCGTGCAATCGCGCAAAGGCGATGGCACCGCCCCGCAGGAACTGCTCGACGAAGTGGCGGCCGTGCTCACCGATGCCGACGTACGCCCATTGACCGACGAGGTAGCGGTCCAGAGCGCGCAGATCGTCCCGTACGCCATCCGTGGGCGCGTCTACACCTACGCTGGCCCCGACTCGGCGGTGGTTATGCGCGAGGCCCTGCGTAGCCTGCAGGCCTATCTCGCCGAGGCGCACCGCATCGGCCGCGACGTCCCGGAATCCGCAATCAAGGCCAAGCTGTTCGCCGATGGTGTGCAGCGCGTCGAGCTGGACTCGCCTGCAGCCGACATCCGGATCAGCCGCACGCAGGCCGCCTACTGCACCGCGATCGACATCGTGCACGCCGGCATCGATGAGTAACCCTCTGCCGCCCAACGCCACGCCGATAGAGCGCGCCCTGGCGGCCGTCACCGCTCGCCTGGAAGCGATCCCGCTGCCATACCCGGATCTGTGGAATCCAGACACGTGCCCGGCCGGCCATCTGCCGTGGCTGGCCTGGACGCTGTCGGTGGACGACTGGAAGGCCGACTGGAGCGATGCAGTCAAGCGCTCGCGCCTGCGTAGCGCCATGGCGATCCAGCGCCGCAAGGGCACGGCCAACAGCGTGCGCATGGTGGTCGAGTCGTTCGGCGGCGCGGTGGCTATCCGCGAATGGTGGCAGACCGAGCCGCGCGGTCAGCCGCATACCTTCGAGCTCACGCTCACGCTGACCGGCACCGATGGTCAAACCGCCACATCTCGCTTCGTCAATGAAGTCATTGCCGAAGTCGAGCGCACCAAGCCTGTCCGTTCCCACTTCACTTTCACCCAGGGATTCCAGGCAGAAGCCCGCATCGGCGTACTCGCCGTTGCGCGGCCAGCCGTCTATCGACGGTTGCTGATGGAAGCCCAGTAACTGGACACCGAAATGCCCGGTCTCAAGCTCCAAGTCACCACCGCTGGCCGTGCCGCGCTGGTCAATGCACCCAACACCGGGACCAATCCGGTGCTGATCAGCCATGTTGGCCTTGCGAACGCGCCGTTTAGCGCCTCTGCCGCGTTGACCGCGCTGCCAAGTGAGATCAAGCGGCTAGCCGCCGTGGGCGGGACCGTCACCGCCGATGACACGATCCACGTGTCCATTCGTGATGAGTCCGACGCCGTCTATGACTGCTACGGGTTCGGCCTTTACCTGTCCAATGGCACCCTATTCGCTGTCTACAGTCAGCCAGCCCTTTTGCTGGGCAAGGCGGCCGCCGCCATGCTGCTGCTCGCCCTGGACGCGGTCTTTGCCGACATCGATGTAAAGCAGATCGCCTTCGGTGCAACCAACTTCACTGACCCGGCCGCCACGACTGAAGTGGCCGGGATCGTCGAGCTGGCGACTGAAGACGAAGCCGCTGCAGGTACCGACAAAATCCGCGTCATCACCGCATGGCTGTTGAAGAAGATCTTGGATGCTCGCCTGGGAGCCGGTGCGCCATCAGCGTTCATTCGAGGACTACTGGGCCTGACCAGCGCCGCGCTGCTGCGTACTGCCCTGGAACTGAAGGGAGCCGCCCTCAAGGACGAAGGTGCCGGCAACAATCTGGATGCCGACAAACTCGATGGTCAGCACGGCACTTACTACCGGGCCTGGGAAAATCTGACTGGCATACCTGCCACCGCAAGTGCGTGGCCGTCCTGGGATCAAGTCGGCAACAAGCCGCAAACCTTCACACCTAGCGACCACTCGCACGCCAACTACTTGGTCAAGGCCGGCGATGTCATGACTGGGCAACTCACGGCGCCGCGCCTGGGGATCAATATCAGCGGCGGCGCACAGGGTGCGTTTGACGCCCTCGTCTCAAGCGCCGGGCGCGTGCTCATGCGCGACTACGGCAACGGCACGCCAGTGTTGGATTTCGTCAACGCAGCGAACAACGCTTGGGTCGCCGGTCGCATCCGAACCGGTGGCAACCCGCTCCACCTCGAAACCACACAGGTCGCAGTCTCGGGTGCAGGCTCGTTTGCTGGATCCCTGCATGCAGATAGCCTCGGCTCCGCATCGGGCTATTTCATCAGCAAGAGCAACGTGACCGTCCTCGGTGCCGAGGGCGGCGCGAGCATCTACCTCCGCCCCAATGGCGCTTTTAATTCCACCGCAGAAGCAGTACTGAACACAGCAGGCAGCCTGCTACTGCGCCCAACAGTGAGCCAGCCCGGCAATGGCATCAACAGCTTTGCGCACCTGAGCTCCGGCAGTTTCGGCGGAGGCTTCGGGCTGATCGATGGCGCCTACAACATCGGCTTCTGGAGCGAGAACGGCTATCTTCGCATCGGCATGGCAACCAACAACGGGGCGTTGCAGCAGCGCATGGGGCTGACCCCGTCTGGCGCGCTGTCGGCGGTTGGCGGCTTTGACTTCGGGTCTTCCCGCAAACTCAAAAACATCATTGGCGCGTTGCCGTATGGCTTGGCCGAGGTGGAACAGGTCACTACGTTGCTGGGACGCTACAAAAAACAGTACAACCCGGACGGCCGCGTGCGCCTGTTCTTCGATGCAGAGCAGCTATTGGAAATCATGCCCGAGACGGTAGATGCACGCGGCGTGAGCTTCGAAGGCGAGCTGGTCCCAGCGGTGCACATCGACCAGCTCTTACCCGTCGCGTTCAACGCCATCAAGCAGCTATCCGCCGCCGTTCGGCGTCTGCAGGCAGACCTCGCTGATCTACGTCCCACTCACTGACCAAATAGGCCGACCCATGACTAATTCTCGAATCCGCACACTCGCGCCAGGCGTTGACGTTGAGCGCATCGCGGTGGAATCGCATTTCTTCTACGACCCGCTGACCGGCGTGGCAAACGTGGTGTTTCAAGGCATGGAGTTCCTGCTGCTGGATGGTGCTGTCAACAAGATGCTGGACGGCCGGGAGCCCCTCACCATCACTTCCGATGCCATCGCGACTCGCACGTTTGCATCCGGCCTCATGGATCCTGTAACCGGTCAGGATCTGTCCAATGTCAGCGCTGCCGGCGTGGTCGTGTATTTGAAGGCCGTCTATGACCAACTCCACAACGAGGCTGCAGCAGTCCAGACGCCGGCGGTCGCCTAATTCATGGCGACGGGTTACCGCACGGGCGCAGGACTCGACTTCGACGACATCTTTGACCTCTACGTGCAAGGCGAAATTGGCAGCGTGACGGGCTATCGTTCCAGTGATGGCAATGATCTGCATCGGCGGTATGCACCCTTGGCGTTTGGCAGCAGGGCGGCGGACGTCGGCTACCGCGACAATGCCGGCTCCGATCTCAGCAACAAATGGTCGAGAAAAGGCAGTGCCGTCTATTCGCTCTCCAACAACGGCGTGCACTACTACGCTGGCAGCCAAGCAGTTACGTCCGAGGGCGGCAGCCAGACGGCAAGCGTTTCGTTCTCGATTCGAGCCAATGGAACCTGGGCGCTCGGCCTCTCCGGGAAAGGGGTGAGCGGCTCGCCAACTTCCGGAACATGGCTGCCCAACGGTCAGCCGGCGAGCAACTATTCTGTGCAGCTGGATTTTTCCGTCTCATGGCTGCGCGGCAATCGCAACGGGACATCGTCCAACTCGGCTGCGAATTACTCGCCGATGACCGGCGACTATGCCTGCAGCATCACATCCAGAGCGCTCTCGGGATCGGGCAACGAGTGCTATGGGGAAGGCAAGCTGACGATTCGGATCCGCAACAATGCCACTGGCTCTGTCTCGACCACCGCTATTTCACTGGTCGCAGAAGCGGTAGGCTTCGCCTGACGCTTGGTCCAGCGCATACTGGTTCGTATAGCGCCGGACGTCACCTTCGCTCGATTGGATGCACCCGACTGCGCTCCGTGTAGCCAACCGTTATACGCATCAATGCAAGTGCGCCACAACATGAAGCCACTGACCATGGCTGCATGGGCAACGCATCCTCCGCACTGAGTAACGCCATTCGTCTCGGCACCGTGGCCGAGGTGAATCTCGCCAATGCGCGATGCCGATTGCAGGTCGGCGAAATGCTGACCGACTATCTGCCCTGGGTGGTCACCCTGGCCGGCACCACCATCATCTGGTCGGCGCCGGCAATCGGCGAACAAGTCGTGGTGTTTGATACGCCCAGGGTTCCGTAGACACTCAAGACCCTCGTTGCGCGTAGCGCCGTTCAAACTCTACAGGGGAC